TCAGCATAGTAATTGTTGCTGTCACTGACATCAACCCAGGGACCTTGATAATTTGTAGCTGCTTGTGCTACCACATTACCAGTAAACTTGTCCATTTTCAACGCGAAAGTATGAAAGTCGCTGGTGGGATTGTCAACTTGACTGCTGTACAGTCTTGGTGGTGTATAGGGCTGCGGCGCAGTTTGCGGCAAAGCCCAGTCTGGCCTTCCCGTGCTTACGACTGGAGCAGGGTAAATGTCTGGGCCATATATGGTTGGAATAGTTACATCTTTACTGGGCACAAAGGTTGGTTGCACACTGTCAACAATATTGGCCTGTCCTCGCCCTTGGCTGTTAGCGTCAACATACACAGCCTGTGTGTAGGTGCCCAATGGCTGACTCACTGTGATACTGTAACTAGCTGGTTGAGCATCTAATCCAATTGATTCCGCATCTTTGATCACTAGTCTAGCCCTACCAATCGTGGGACTCAAGAGATCAAGTTGCTTGCTGAACAAAACTGCATCTCCCTCCTGATTCAACAGTTTGAATAAAAATTCAGAACCAGAAATATTAACCGGTTTCTGATCTTGATTGATAAATTCAAATAGTATGACGTTATCAACGCCTTTGTTTATGGTTAAGGGTTTGCTGTACACTGGATTCCACCTTGCAGTAAAGTACGCCCCACTGACATCTACCAATAAAACTTTTTGGAATTGCTGATATAAGTAAACGGTGGTTGAGTACATGTTATTCTCCAACAAATATTTATGGGTAGAAATATCTTTACAAAATTAGCGGAAAAATATCCGTTTATAACATTATGCATCTATGCAAACAACGAATACGTTGGAATTGTGCAAAATAGAGATGACATCGTCACCACTATCTACGATTTTGGGGCTTTGATAAATCAAGAAGACAAGCTGCGTTTTATAGAGCTTGCTAACGTATGGTGGTGGGAAAGCAACCGCAGCATACCAATCAATATTTTCCTAAAGCAAGAATGGACACCATTTAGGTACAGTCTGAGAACTTTTATGAACAAAGATCTACAGATAGTGCATGGTCCGGTGTGCAGTTTGAGCGAAATAGCTCGTAAGAAAAGCAAAAAGAAATCTATTACTCTTGTGCGTCGGGCTGATTGAGCAAATTCATGTGCAAACTAACTAGTTTTGCATAGCCTATGCTGTGGGACTTTTTAAACGTGTAGCCCCGGCTGCTGTCTCCGTCCCACACACTGGCAAACACTTCTGTCCAAGACTTGTTTTGTAAATGTGCTTTGCCTGGGCGAATGATGCTTATAAAAGCCGCCATCCTAGGTATAGAATCTGGTTTCATTGATGCAAGAAGATCTGTGTATTCGCCAATATGCACCAGCTGTTTGGCCCACTCTGGTTCTTGCCATAGTCTATGCCAGGGCGGGGTCGCTGCCAACATTTGCTCATAGTGCTCAGGACTTTGTATCAGTTTATAAGCATGCATGTTCAAAAAATCAATTTTGAAGTATCCGCGCTGTTCTGCACTCTCATAGTCAACACTGGCACAGTGGTGCACTGGATCCCAGGGAATATCAGTTACATACACACCTGAATTGTGCCTTCGCACTTGTTGATTAACCAACTGCCTTGCAGGGATATGTTTGATCAACGTGAGTATTTGATCTCTATCAGCAAAGTCAATGTCAATATCTGCACTCATGTCCGCTCTTCTTTAGTTTGGCATTGATATATGATTCTTCCAGCAAAGTCACTCGAGGTGCAGGTTGTCCTGCTATGATATTTTGCACTATCTGATCGCAAATTTTTTTAGAATCTTTGTAAGGTTGTCTTGCCAAAAACTCATGATGTAATCTCTGTACCTCGCTGTGTGCAGTATACACGATACCGGCCCAGTCTGCAATACGTTTGATCTGATCATAGAACGCATCCAAATAAAAGTTTTCAAAATCAAAAACAAATACATCTGCGTTTTTGTCATACTGTGCAGACTGTTGTAATTTCATAAATCCATGTTGTTCTGGTTGTTCAAAACCAATTTGAAAGAATTCTCTCAACACATGCCTTGGGCAGTCTGGATGATCGGCGCTGAGTTCCAGTAATTCAAGATTGTGTAGATTCTTACACTCATCAATTATCCACTGTGGTAACCTATTAAAATCATCTATGGTTGTGACACTGGGCCAACTAGGATCTTTCACTGATTGATAACTGTCTTGTATTTGATTAGCAAAAAAACTTTCAATAATCGTATCCAGTACCCATTTATATGCTGGAATACTTAATTTGTTGTAGGTATCAATTTCCAGTGTATCATTGTCGTATCCGTAGTTACCGGCTCGCAGCAAACTTACCTGACTCAAAGGCAGCAAATCATCTTCTTTGATATGTATAGCCACAACTTTGTTACTGGGGCAGACACAATCATCAAAACAATGTCCAGATTCAAATAACTTGTTGCCTTGATAACTTTTTATATGTGATGCACCAAGGTTATCAAATGGATCATGAGCTATGCCAATGCCGGCCGCAACATTACATACCACTTCTAAAAAGTTACCGTGTGCCCCACCTAAGAAGTTTATAAAAATCATAGTCCGGCTTGTTTAAGAACATGCTTGGCCCATTCTTGATCGGCTGCGTAGTCTTTGAAACGCTGAGACCAAATATCAGGATTGATCCAAGATACAATCAGTGAAACTTGGTGTGAAGGTAGTTGATCAAGAAATTCAACTCCACTGTCGCAGTTATACACAATCCATGCGCTGATGCGACCGCTGCTGATATGATAAATGATTCTGTTTGCGTTGGCATATCTAAAATAGTCTGCTATGCCGTTACGAAGTTCGGCGTTTTGTTCAACATAGCTTTGTATCTCTTGCAATCCTCGTTCAAGGGCATCTTGCATGCTTTCTTTTGGCAACCAATAGTGAAGCCACTCATCGTAGACACTGTCGCGACACCAATGATCAATTTTCTTATTGTTTTTGAGTAACCAAACAACAAACTGTTCAGGATTTATAGCTCTTAGATCAACACAGTGACGACCAAATTTTACAAATGCACGATAGTAATTACTGGTTGCAAAATCTTCATATGTCTTGAGCTTGGCAGAACCTTGTGTGATTTCATAAAATTTCAAGTAACTTTGAAATCCTAGCCTAACACCTGGTTCGTCTCGTTCTCTAAAACGTCTTTTTGATTCACAGAGATGCACCACGAGACTTTCTTCTCTGCGGAAAGTTTTTTTACAAAAATCACACACAAAACTCATGCAGAATCTCGTTTGCCAATATAATCAGTTATAAACTCTATCAAACTATTTGTATCGTCTGCCAGCACATGCCGTATGTTGGTTTCTAGATGTGAATCTCTTGGATCAAACTTAGCACCATTTTTGTATTGATATTCCAGTGCGCCCCACTTTAACCCTTGTACAATTTCTGGTTGGTTTAACAAAGCAAATTTTGAATCATCTAATAAGTTATGATATACATCATCTGCCTGTCTAAAAATACAAACCTGATGTCCACGAGATTTTAAATCGTTTATCATTGCCAACAATCTAAACATTAGATCTTCTAATCTATCAGCAACGCTGAACACTTCTGATTTAAGTTTTAGTCTAATAAACATATCACTATCAGAATTGTTCCAGGATACACAATAATTGACATTAGGCGGTGGTTGATTTTGTATGCTCATCCATGAGCCTTCAAATTGATCAACTTCGGCGTTGACAGGTATTTCAGTTCGGCCAAGAAAACTTAGACCTATGATGTACAATGTTGGTTGCGTGGTTTGATAACTGTCTTTGATAGTGGTTCTAATTATTCTAGAATTGCAGCTACCAGTTACAACTAAACTTTGCATATCTGACATTTGCAAACGGTTTGCTAAGATACCAATCTTGTTATTTAGATGCCACATGTAACTGCATCCATTTAGCACTAGCCTTGATGGTGTCATTTCAGTTTGAGTTTCCAGGCCACAGTAACACGAAGTTCTTTACACTGTCTGGTTGGTTCTTGTCCTTGGTGTAAAATATTTGAATTAAAAATTACCCCGGTGTTGGGCTGCGGATAGTTAAAGAAGATATCTGCTTTGTGAGGATCATGAAACACAGTTGCTCCTCCCCACTCTGGTAGCCATGTTGGGCCTACGTAGTACAGAAACGTTTTGTAACTGTCATCCCCACCAATAACATCCTGATGCATGTCTCCGCTGAGTCCATGAGTTTGACCATTGGCATAAACTCTGTCTAATTCAAATTCTTGATTGGTTAGAGTTTGTATACGATCCAAACTAAACTTTGTAAAAAAACTATCATTACCTAGATCTAAAAACCAAAACTTGGTGCTGTTGGGCTCGTTACTGAATCCGGCAAATTGCCAGGTTTTGGCATTCAACGTTTTGTCAATTACTAGTTGATGTTCTTGTTGTGTGTAGACAGCAGAAAATCTAGTTATGTTTTCAATCATGCATCTATTCCAAGATCTTTTAGGTACTGCTGAAGTTCTTGTTTGGTTGTAATACTTGCCAGCAAGTCTAGCTCATCATTTTTCATCTGCGGAAACAGTTCTGCTAATTGCTTGCGAAAGTTACTGGATGATCCTTCTTTCTTTTTGGGACTTATCCACGAATGTCTTGGTAAATTACGTCCTAGAATTTCTAACCCAGGACTCACTGTGGTGGCGCAGAGCCATTGTAGTTTTGGATGTTTGTTGATTGCAAAAAAATGTTTGTTCAAATGATGGTTGCAACTTTGTAGATAATACTCTTGCATATCTCTGCTGCCCTCAACACTTGAGCCCCAGCGTATCATAAGATAGTTACTGAACTTTTTGCGTTCTTCGTCGGTCAAGCTGTCATAGAAATCTCTATTCTTAGAATCAAACTGCCGCATTTCATTGCTGATGTGTAGTTTATCCATCTTTGAGTCTACGTTGTAGGGTATCAATATGTGCTTTGAGTCTTGATAATTCTCTACGGTATTTTGCCATCACTGACTGTTGATGAGCAAGTTCCTGCTCTAATACTTTTAATCGACTATCAACATTGTTTGAACTAGACGTTGCCACAGGAGTCATAGTTGCTGTGCTGTTGGGGTTGTCTTTGTATTGATTCATGTCACCAGGCCTTGTTGTAATCTACAATTTCACAGTTGCGACTTATTTCTTTTACAAAATACACGCAATCAGGATTTTTTTCATTGGACAACGGCACTGATAACATCTGACCATTCTTGAGTTTTGGAGCATACCAGACCACTTCATTATAAACATCAAGTATTTCTATGTCAAGAAAACTAGGTCTAAAACTGCTCAACGGATTGAATTGAAATGCTTTGAAGCCTCGATCGTTTACGCTGGTTAATGGCAGTATTTCCAAGTCACCAAGATCCGGTTCACCAATCAAGATTTGCCAGTCCAATGGCATATTTATTTTATTCTCTCCTATGCGTAGTACCAGTGCAGGTGAGCTAAAGCTTTCTAAAAATATCAAAGGAATATATTGATAGTCAGGATTGGCTGGATCACTGTTGTCCAAAATTGCAAATCGCAAATCATCAATTTCGTCAGGAAGATGATCTAAGTCAAAAGCCAAATTATCTAATGTAAGAATTTTCATAACAACATTATAACGTTAATTGCGGCCAGGAAGCAACCTGATCGTGAACAGATTTTATCTGTGATATTAGTGTATGCATGTGCTGTAATGGAATCATGTTTGGCCCATCGCTGGGTGCTTTGTCGGGGTTTTGATGTGTTTCAATAAACACCGCACTCAAACATCCAGTGGCCGCTGCTGCTCGTGCTAGGTACGGGACCATGGATCGGTCGCCGCCTGAGCTAGTGCCCATCCCTCCAGGCTGCTGTACACTATGGGTGCAATCAAACACCACGGGATAGCCAGTGCGTTCCATAATAGGTAGACTACGCATGTCAACCACAAGATTATTGTAT